TCATGAAATCCTGGTGAAGTTAATAGTTTGAGTTTCCCCATCAATATATTCTTATCCCACCATATATCAGTGATGATATGAGATACTCTGTCTAAATCAATCAATGACGACTCAGGGTGGTTAAGTTCTGATGTTGATAAACCTTTAGAAATAGCTTTCTTATAATTGTCAGCTTCTCTCTTTAAAATTTTTTCAGGGTAAAATCTACCGTTTCTGTTTGGGGTATCATACTTTTGTAAAACCGCATAAAATTCAAATGGATTTCTATAGTCAAGTGTTGCAGATTCTTTTAGAATTTCAAAATTACGATGGTCTTTAGGGGACACCATACCTGCATCCATTTCAATCAATATTCCATGGCCTAATTCGTTGGCCTCTAAGATTCTTAAATTTTTCATTAATTCTTTTTTAAGATAAATATATCAAAAAACTATCTTTATTAAATTTCCTCGTTTTTTGAAATTGAAAAATCAAAATATTTGTTATTTTCAACGGCATTATTAAATATATTTTTAATAATAATTTTAACAGATTCTTTAATTTCTTGAGATTTAAAGTCCATTTCTTGATTTGTATATAAATTAACTTCAAGATTTAAAAATGATTTTTTACCATACAATAAACCACTTGTTCTTAAATCTAAGTCAATAATACTCCTTTCTTTGAATATTGACATATCGATAGAATTGAATACCGATGTTTTAATATCTCTACTTAAACTTGATACAACTCGGGTCCAATTATCATATTCTTTTTTTGGGGTTACCCAAGATTGAATATTTATATATAGTGATTTTAAATTTTTAGAATCTACTGTCCCATATGTTGATTTGATTGGATTATATAGATTTAATTTTACGCTTTTACCTTTTTTCATTAACTTTTACATTGACAATCTTTTATTTTTTATATATAAAATAACACATTTTATATTGATTGTCAAAAATTTTTTAAAAAAAATAGATATTTGTATTATATGTTAATAGTAAAAATTAAAAATAACGAGAGCATTGAAAGAGCTTTGAAAACTTTAAAGTCTAAAGTTATCAAGACTAAGCAAAATCAAATACTTTTTGAAAGAAAACAGTTTGTTAAGAAATCACTGACAAAAAGAGTAAAGAAATTAAAGGCAATCTATAAACAAAAATTAAATAACGATTAAAGACTTTCCTCTAAATTTTTTATTTTTAAAAAATTCATTTGGTCAAACTTCTCGTTTTTAATTCTATCAATTGTTTCTGATAACTTTGTTTTCATTTCAAACTCCTCTTCTTTTTCTAAAATTGTTTGAAGCTTAGTGACTGCGCTCTCACGAATAGTTTCAAATTTAATTTCAAGTGAGGCTGTGTCTTCAGAAATGATTAAGAAAAATTCCTTTTTAGAATTCTCATCAAGAGTGTCAATGTAATTTTGTAATGTTTGGTTAGCAATCTTAACCATAGATTTTAATGGAATGTTAATAGACTCCTTTAAAGTACCATTAGTTGACGATAAAATTTTAATAATATTTTTTTTAGATTGAATTCTTTCGTGAATATCTAATTTATTTAGATAAACTATAGAATCAATATCTGAATAATTATTTTGAACATTTTCGGATAATGTTGTTGGCAATTTAATATTAGGTAATAATTTTTGAATTAAATTAATACCTTCTTCTAAAAAATCTTTAGCGTCTGATTCGGATAAATTTTGGGGTTTACTTAACTGGTCATACAAAGAATATATCTTTGACATATCTTTATTACTCAAAACATTGTGTTTGAATTCTTTAAGTGACTTTTTGAAATCTTTTTCATTTTGATAAGATTCAATTAATCTGTTTTCAATTATGGATTTGATTTGTCCGAACGTCATTTCTAAAGGTATTTTGAATATAAATATTACGAGTTTAGTAACTTATCCAATTCTTTTGAAATTTCTCCTAAAGATTCTTGCCCTTGACCTAAATCTAAGAAAGTTGACCCCCTGAAAATACTGTTTTCCAATAGTATATTCATGTTAGCCGTTTTGGACTCTGGTGTTATTTCCGCCTCAGGACCTGTAGGTAATTCAGGTGCTGTTGTTTCCTCAGAACCTGCAGCAGTTTCAAAACTAGATTCACCACCGCTTAATGATGGAGTCCCACCAATTTCAGGTTCAGTACCCGCAGCAGGAGTTGCTGGAGTCGCACCATTTGCACCATTACCATATAATTTATCAATATTGTCAAATAACCCTGTTTTAGTAATAACTGTTGGAGTCGCTTTAAGTTCTTCTCCAACCGCTCTTTCAATTCTTTGTTGTTGTAAATCAAGTCTGATTTCTTCATCAGAGAATCCAAAAATATGTTTCTTAGCCCATGTTGAAGAAGTTGGTTGTATACCATTTCCTGGGTCAGATACTAAATCTTTATATAATAATACTTTTTCTTTCCATACATCAATTTTTAATAAATCGGCTTGTGTGGATGGATTTGTAAGTCCTAATGTAAAGTTTTGTAATTCATCTTCAAATCCAAGTAAAAATAAGTGAACGATTGCAATCTTATTCAATTCTGCAATCATACTTTTTTGAATTCTGTTAATAGTACGAGCAAAACGAATATCTTGTAATGATAAGTTTTTACCATCACCAACAACTTCTTCAAAACCTAAGAATGCTTTAGGTACACGAAGTGCTGTTAATAATTTCTTTTGGATATATTCAATATCGGCAATCTCAGAAAGGTTAGTAGCACCAGGTAATGTTGTAATTGGGTCTGGAGCTGCTGGGTCTCTAACAGGTATAAAATAATCTTGGTCAACAGCCATTTGATTGAATCTCATATCTACGTTACCTGTTTTATTATCGACAACTTGTTCTCTTTTAAATTTGTTGGCAACACGGTTTACATACGCCTCAACATCATCATCGTTCATATTACCCACAAATACTTTAAACATTCTTCTTTCAGGAGCTCTTGATGTACGATAAATTAACATTGCATCTTCAGATAACAATAATTGTTTCCAAATTCTTCTTGCTTTTTCTAACATAGAAGTACCATAAGGAAGTTTTCTGTCGTCACCTAATAATCTAAAGTGAGCAATCTCCCACGATTGGAATTCCATATTTTTGTTTTTCCAAGTAAAGTGTAGAGATTTTTTATCTTTATCAGGTTCTTGGGTAATGTCTACTGTAATTTTTTGGGCAACACCAACTTCATGACGTTCAATTTCAATTGTTGGTAACTGTTGTACACCGACAACACCTTTTTCAGGGTCTAATTTTAAATAAACAAAATTGTCACCATACTTACAAGTGTTTCTTGTCCACATTGGTAAGTTAGTGTTAATATCTAAATTATTATTAAATAAATCAGCTAATACCGATTTAATTCTTTTTGACTCAGAATAAATTTGAAGAATGAATCCATCTTCATTTGTTGTTGTGGATTCTTCAGAATAGATATCTAACGCTGCGGAAATCTCAGGAGTATACTCCATAGATTCATAATCATATTGCGAAGACAATCTTGATGGTTCATAATAAATTGCTTGGGAGTATAAGTTATTTTCAACCTTAGACCATTGATTAGACAAATAAAACGATTGTTGAGCTTGTAGTTTTTCTTTCTCATATTCATCACGATTTGTTGTACGCAAAAGTTCTTTCTTATCAAACTTAAAAGTTGGATAATCTTGCTTTAATAAAGAATTTGGGCCAAACGTTTTAGAAAGTCTTTGCCATACCGTTAAATTATTATTATTCATAATACAATTTTACTTAAAACCTTGAAATTATAAATAGTTACCTAGCACCAAATAACCACCCATATTTTTGGTAATCCTCTTTTGAGCTACTTCTATTATGTCCCATACTATCTCTACCCATTTGAGGTATCATTGGATTAAAAAACTCAGAAGCGTTTTTATTTTCGTTTACCGCTGTTGACCATGAATTAAGCATAGCCTTGGTATGATTAGTTACTTTTTCTAATGACTGGAATGATTTTTCTGCAACATATATTGCCATAGATAATCCCATAATACAGTCATCATGGTGTCCTTTTTGATGGTCAGGTCTACCATGGATATAAATAAAAGTATTCATTTCATTGTATGTTCTATTTGAATAGATTCTAAATCCATGTCTACAAGCTTCCTCAAGAGATGATATAATTTGAACTCTTTTTGCATTAAAATTAATTCCAGGAATTTTATCATTAATTTTTGGGTCGTATTTCCATTTATTAGTGGTATCAACACCATCAATATAAAAACCACCTTGATAAGACAATTCTTGTAATTTTCTAGCAGTTGCAACACCCATACCACCAGTTAAATCAACTACACAATAGGCATTATACATAGTACCCCATTTGTAGGCAATCTCTGCCAAAACATCTGGTGGTACTTTTCCCACATATTCCAGTACTTGTTCTCTTTCGTCAAAATCAATAATTTGGATAGACGAAAAATCTTCAGAGTCTCCTCTTGAAACGTCAACTCCCATTACGTACTTATGACCATTAACAGGCTCTTTAAATATCCATAATCCACTACCCATCAATTTAGCTTGAGGTTCTCTAAGTTGATTTTTGGCAATGTTTTGCATTAATTCAGAATCAAATACGTTATCACCTGAACCCAAGAAATTACACTCTAGTTCTTGTGCGACTTTACGTCTATCGTATTTCAATTTTTTAACCATACCTTCAAACCAAGCAGAACATGGTTTGTACCCATCCTCAATGTACTTCGTTACTATAGAGTGGTCTCTGTCATATGGATTGTCCATAGATAAATCTATTACAATATCTTTAGGATAATCTTCTCTATATCGTAGATAGTGAACCAAATCATTGGTTTTAACCATATACAAATCTTTTGTATAACGAGGGTCACGATGCCAATACATTTCAGAGATTTTGAAATCATTCATTCCTCTTAACGCTTGGTCGTAAATTTCATAATAGATTGCATCATAACCGTTTGGCGTGGATACAACAATTACCTTACCACCAGTAGATAGTGAGGCCATACAGGCAGACCAAAAATCACTATCAGCTTCAATAAAAGCCGCCTCGTCAAATATAAGAATAG